CCAACGTAGTCCTCTGCAGAGGTGTGTTTGTGAAAGTTGATACGGGTGTAGCGGCGACCTGTACGGGCAGCAAACTGCTTGGCGGTCTCCGACTTGCCTGACCCTTTCTCACCTCCAAACCAAACGTTAGCTGAATCATCCTGAGCCAGCAGCAGCACCTTCAAAATTGACTCAGTCCAGATGAAGCAAGGATCGATAGCAGGAGCAGTGGGATCGTTCCAGATATCCACCATGACAGTGTGACCCCTTGAGTCTAGGACATCGACCCCGAATACATCAAGCGCCGGTTGACGATCAACGACGATGGCACCGACCATGTCCCCGACGATGGTCTGCGCACCAGCAGCAGCAACAGCGGCTTCAAATGGTTTAAACGCTGCGGCAACAGCATCTGCCACTGCGCGAGATACAACGGACGGATCAAGCTTCGTATCGGCAATCTTCCCCAGTTGACCCTGCAACGCAGTCACTGCGGTCGCGGTGCGGTTGGCAATGGACAGGCCATCAAGGGCAGCTTGCTCGGCACGGGCAGCAACCGCCCCGACAGACTGAATGTCAGAGCGGACGTTGACCACATCCATCCCGGTCTGACGCACAGTAGCACTTAGGTTGGTCACATCATTGGACATGGTCTGAATGTCACCACGGGCAACATTGACCTTCTTTGCAATGGCGCTGATCTGCTCTTCGTTGACCCGCTGGGGGATAGGCGTCGGTGGGATAGAAACATCAGGCACTGTTCCGTAGGCCACAGGACGTGTCACTTGATCCCAAACGATGTTGCCACCATGCAGTTGCTGAGCCAGCCACTCAGCTTGCTGCAGCTTGTTGAAGGACGCGACAGGTGCGCGGCACAGGTTCAAGTAGGCATTGGCAACATCAGCACCAGACAGGCGCAGGACATCAGCTTTGAATTGATTGATGCTCATGCTGCACCCCCTTCGACCACAAAGGTTTCACCATCAACAGAGCAGAGCGGAGGTGTCGCCGCCCACTTCGCAGTCATACGGACGATCATCCCGCAAGACGGACACTGCGCCTTGAGCATACGGGTGCCTTGCGCCTTGCGGATGTTGACTTCCATCGCAGCATGAGGGTAAGCACCCAGACCGGTAATGATTGCGGCACAGTCGCCGATAAACTCAGGTGCCAGACCTTGATATCCAGACAAGGCATTTGCAAGGGTTGCAAAGACCTCTGCAGGGTCTGACACAGTCGGACTGATCATGACCTCAGTGGTGCCGTCTTTGCTGGCACTGGGGTTGTAGACCTCAGAGGTGACGCGAGTGCGCTTGAAAGAGAGGGGGAAGCCACAGGTGACACGCACCTTGGGGAGAGGTTTTCCGGCCATCTCAAAGAGCGGCGCGAGTTCAAAGGTTGCGGCTGTGAGCCACGATTCACGGTCTGTATGTGCCATTTGGCATCTCCGGTGACACAGTCAAAATCGACTGCACAGACATTGTCTCACAGTAACTGCACTGACGTCAACTGGGTGCAACTACTTATATGCATACGTAGCCCAATGACATCAACTGATCTCAGTCGGCTCATATGACGACTCATGCGCACACGTAGCACCAACCGTGCCAGAAACGACAGACTAGGTAGTAACCCTTGTCACAAATGCGACTTCAAACCTATGTGGTGAAAAGGAGACAAAACGTCAGGAGGGCCACCAAAATGATCAGGACATGGCGAGGTAGCCAAAAACGAAAACGGTGCAGGGAAGGTGCCTTTAAACGCCTTCTAGGGGCATCGTTTTTTGCTTAAATAATAGGCAAAATGGCCTGATAATGGAAAGGTCGGGACAACTTATGTATAAGCTGTGAGCAACTGAGTTATGCACAATCCTGTGGATAAGAACAAGCTGTTGATAACTATGTGATCTATACACGACAGTGGATAAGCTGTTAATATGCGAACAGTTGTGGCATTTTGATGATGTATGACTTGCCGGATGCGTTGCCAACCAGCGGGTCAGTAACTAGGAGACTACGGTGGATGACAGGATCGATGACGACATGGCGGAGGTGCTGGAGCGTTTAAACAATGAGGCGGAGGCGGATGTCCCGGTATTCGGTAGCGAAGCGGAACGGTTAGCCGCTCAATCACAGTCACCAAGACGCAGAGGAGATGGACAAGCAGTAGGTAGTCCAATACAACAAAGGTTCAAAGGACTCACACAGAAGCAGCAGACGTTCATAGAAGGCATCATCACTGGGAAGACTCAGCGCCACGCCTATAGGTTGGCGTATCCAGATGACACAAGCAGTGACATGGTCATTAGCACAGCAGCATCAAGACTACTCAAGCACCCGCAAGTGATCAAGGCTCTGGAACAAGCAGCAGACGAGACTATAGACTTCATGGTGGACGACCCCGGAGCAACAAGACGATGGGTGACAAAACAGTTGATGATCAGTGCAACAATATCAAAGCAAGAGGGCAGTCGTTTAAAGGCACTAGAACTCATTGGCCGTGCAGCAGGGATGTTTCAGCAGACACAAGCAGCAGAACCCGAGCGGCTCAGTGCATTGCAACTCAAGCAGGAACTAGACAGGCACTTAGTTATGCTCACTGACGTTGCACCTAAGCGCCGACCTACTGGTCTCGTTGAAAGCACTGCGATGGCTCACGGAGATGCTGACGGGCCTGACCCCACTGCACCCCCATCCCCCGATATTGACGCTACGTGACCCGCTCGCGCTTACGCTCTATTCCACTCTTCCAATCAATTCCTCCATCTCTTCCAACTACCCCCGTCATCTCCAAATCGCAGACCCCCACCCCTATATATATTTTTTAAGTTTAAAGCTATAATGCGAACGTTCGTATTACTGTACAATCTGTGCATAACCTGTGGATAAGATGTTGACAAGCTGTGGATAAGATGAGTAAGCGTAGAACCCTAGTGCTTGACTTCATAAAGGCGTACATTCGGCTTTATGGTGTTCCTCCGAGCTTTGAGGTTATAGCCAAAGGAATAGGATTGAGGTCTAAGTCGAACATACACAGGATTGTTCACAGGCTTGAGGATGATGGGCATTTGACTGTTAAGAAGTACAAGTTTTGTTCTATAAAGGTTGTTGATAGATCAGCCAAGGAAGTGAGTAAGTTGTGAAAGCAAGAAAGCAGGAATCCTGCGTTGATAAGGAACTTGACCGCATCTTTCACCAGTTTGGTGATGTTGTGGTGAATATTGTTGCGTCAAATGACGATTCTGTAGAGAAATCATCTAATCTTGACTTCCAAGTAGGGTCAAAAACCTGTCAAGTGTTTTCTGCAAACTTTACAAAGCGTTGCTTTTCAGAACACTCGTTTATAATCAAAGACTTACAGAGGTCAATTCACTGATGAGTGCTATGAAAATGATAGCGCAACGAGATAAATTGAAAACTGCGGTGTATATTCACTGTATTGGATGTCCTGATTCTCAGTCCATCCCTAAAGCATCCCTCCTACGGGGGATGCGCCTCTCAGATGTCGGTACACCTAGTAAATACAGAGTGCGGTCATCTTCCTTGACTAATTCTGAGTACAACGATGCCCTAAGCATCGGTGTACCTTACTTAGAGGGAAAACAAACGCAGAAGCAACTCAGAGTTAACACGCTCTCAACGCATACTGGAGAGCGTGTATGTCTTTGTTAACCAGAGACGAAGTTGAGAAGTATCTGCGTGTTGTGAATAGGCTTCCTGACGCAGAGCGTCAGAAGGTCTTAGCTCTTCTGGAGATGGACAGAGTAGAGCGGTGCAAGGATTCATTTCTGTACTTTGTAAAAGAGATGTGGCCTATATTTATATCAGGCAGACATCATGCAATCATGGCAGATGCCTTTGAAAGAGTTGCTCAAGGTTCTCTGCGTAGGTTGATCATAAATATGCCACCCAGACACACGAAATCTGAGTTTGCTTCTTATCTTCTCCCGGCTTGGTTTTTGGGTAAGTACCCAGAGAAGAAGATCATCCAGTGCGCTCATACATCAGAACTCGCAGTGGGATTTGGTCGTAAGGTCAGAAACTTAGTTCAGTCTCCGGTGTACCAGAAAGTTTTTCACACAAAACTTTCCACAGATTCAAAAGCAGCAGGACGGTGGAACACCGATAAGCAAGGGGATTACTTCGCTATCGGCGTTGGAGGTGCTGTAACAGGTAAAGGCGCAGACCTGTTAATCATTGATGACCCTCATTCTGAGCAGGAAGCCAAACAAAACAACCCAGAGGTCTACAACCAGACCTATGAATGGTTCACATCCGGGCCTCGGCAGCGTTTACAGCCTAACGGAGCCGTAATCATCGTTATGACTCGATGGGCGAAGCGAGACCTTGTAGGCCAGATCATTAAAAACAGTGAAAAACAGGGTGTGGATGATTGGGAAGTGATTGAATTTCCTGCAATCATGCCTTCAGGAACACCTCTTTGGCCTTCTTTTTGGTCAAAAAAGGAACTGGAAGCCATCAAAGCTGAAATTCCTGTTTCAAAATGGGAGGCGCAGTACCAACAGAACCCAACTTCAGAAGAAGGCGCAATCATCAAGCGCAATATGTGGAAGATTTGGGAAAAAGAAGACCCTCCTGAATGTGATTACCTGATTCAGTCATGGGATACAGCTTTTGAGAAGTCAAACAGGGCCGATTACTCAGCTTGCACTACGTGGGGCATCTTTTATAAAGAAAACGCAGATGGGAAAATGATGCCAAACATCATCCTTCTTGATGCGTTTAAACGCAGAATGGAGTTTCCAGAGCTAAAAGAGAAGGCGTTGGAGATGTACAACGAATGGAAGCCAGATTCCCTGATAGTTGAAAAGAAGGCTGCTGGCGCACCATTGATTTATGAGATGCGACAGATGGGAATACCTCTTTCTGAGTACACCCCAAGCAAGGGCCACGATAAAATTGCCCGTGTAAACTCAATCTCTGATCTTTTCGCTTCTGGAGTTGTCTGGTGTCCTGATACAAGATGGGCTGATGAGTTGATGGAAGAGGCTTCGTCGTTTCCCCTTGGTGACCATGATGATTTAGTGGACTCCATGTCACAAGCTCTTATTAAATTCCGTCAGGGCGGCTTTATACAAATCAATTCTGACTATGAGGACGAGCCTATGAGGGGTAGGCGAGTTGAATATTATTGACATTGTTTACAGCACAAGATATGATGACTACTTTGATATAGGAGTAGTTATGCCTGCTGCAGCCGAAAGAAAATTAGCCAGAGATAGCGGAGAAACTCGTTTTTTCACTGGTCGTCCGTGTAAACATGGTCACATAGCTCATCGCTACACCTGTAGCGGTGTCTGCAGTGCGTGTGTATCAGAGAGGGCAAAGGAGCGCACGTACCAACCAAGGCCATTGGAAGAGCGCAAACAGACATTAGCTAGATGGAATGCTTCAACAAAAGGATATCAGGCAAAGTTGCGATGGAAAGAAAAAGACCCAAAGAATGCTTGGGCTTGTAGTGCCGCAGGTGGAGCTAGGATTCGCTCAAAGAAGTTTGGTCTTGTTTGTGATGTGGATAAGAGCTACATACGCTCCATCATCACAGATGTATGCCCAGTGTTCGGAACTCCGTTTGTTTGGTATGGAAATAATTTAAACGCACTAAGCCCGTCACTTGATAGAATCATCCCTAGCCTTGGGTATGTTAAAGGCAATGTAGTGGTAATTTCTGTGAAGGCTAACGCTATAAAAAGCAATGCGACACTTCAGGAAATTGAGATGGTTGCCAATTGGCTTAAGACCGTTACTTAAGAAGGATCATCATGGAAAAGTCTCTTTACAGTCTCCCTCAAGGAATGAATCCGTTTAAATCAAGTGATCAAACAGATGAGCCTACCGAGTTTGAGATTGAAGGCCAACCCACAGAGGCTTTGATTGTCATCGACGTTTCCGAAGATGGGTTCAGTGAAAACCTTGCAGAGACCATTGATCCGAAGGTTATGTCATCCTTGGCTGGAGACCTTGTCGGAGAAATTGACAACGACAAAGGTAGTCGTAAAGATTGGGAAAAGGCGTACACAGAAGGTTTAAAGCTTCTTGGGCTGCAGTATGAAGAGCGCACTGAGCCTTGGAATGGAGCCTGTGGGGTGTTCCATCCGATGATCACAGAGGCAGTCGTTCGTTTCCAAAGCGAAACTATCACCGAAACATTCCCGGCAGCAGGCCCGGTAAAGACAAAAATTATCGGGAAAGAGACCCCGGAAAAGAAAGAGGCTGCAGTTCGTGTAGAAGAAGACATGAACTATCAACTCACTGAAAAGATGGTTGAGTTCAGGCCGGAGCATGAGCGTATGCTTTGGAGCCTTCCCGCTACAGGTTCTGCGTTCAAGAAGGTCTACTACGATCCAAGTCTTGGTCGTCAGACATCCATATTCTGCCCTGCAGAGGATGTCATTCTTCCTTATGGCATATCTGAGATGCAGACAAGCCACCGGATCACGCATGAGATGCGGAAGACAAAGAATGAAATCATCAAACTGCAACAGGCTGGTTTTTACATCGATGTTGATATCGGAGAGCCGACAAAAGATAACAGTGAAATAGCCAAAGCCAAAGACAAAGAGACAGGATTCAGTGATTTAAACGATGACCGTTTTACTCTATATGAATGCCATGTTGATTTGGATTTGGAAGGATATGAAGATGAAGTTGACGGCGAACCAACAGGGATAGCCCTCCCATATGTTGTAACCATCATCAAAGGCACAAACACAATACTGGCAATCAGAAGGAACTGGGAAGAAGATGACGAACTCAAATCGAAGCGACAGCACTTCGTTCACTACCAATACATTCCGGGTTTTGGAGCTTACGGCTTCGGCCTTTTCCACCTCATCGGTGGGTTTGCGAAATCGGCTACCAGCATTATGCGACAGCTTGTGGACGCAGGAACACTATCCAACCTCCCCGGTGGTCTCAAATCAAGAGGTTTGCGAATCAAAGGTGATGACACCCCAATCTCCCCCGGTGAATTCCGTGATGTAGATGTCGGCAGTGGCACGATTCGGGACAACATCCTTCCACTCCCATACAAAGAACCAAGTCAGGTTCTTGCAGCCCTGCTCGACAAGATTGTTGATGAAGGGCGCAGATTTGCGGCTACTGCAGACCTGAAGGTCAGCGATATGTCTGCCCAAGCCCCAGTTGGTACGACTCTGGCTTTGCTGGAGCGTCAACTGAAGGTTATGACCGCAGTCCAAGCGCGTGTCCACTATGCGTTTAAACAAGAGCTTCGGCTGATTGCTGAAATCATTGAGGACTACACGGAGGAAGATTACTCCTACGAACCTGAAACAGGTGGCCCACAGGCCAAGAAGAGTGACTACGGGATGGTCGATATCATCCCTGTCAGTGATCCTAACGCAGCGACAATGAGCCAGCGGGTCATCCAGTATCAAGCTGTGATCCAGATGTCGCAGATGGCCCCGCAAATCTACAACCTTCCTGAATTACACAGAGGTATGTTGGATGTCCTTGGTATAAAGAACGCAGCCAAACTTGTCCCTATCGAAGAGGACATGACTGTTATTGATCCGGTAAGCGAAAACATGGCATTCCTAAACGGAAAGCCGACAAAAGCATTCCTGATGCAAGACCACGATGCCCACATCGCAGTACATCAGACATTCATGCAAGACCCAATGATTGCTCAGGTTATCGGGCAAAACCCAGCAGCGCAGCAAATGGGCGCAGCAATAATGGCGCATATATCAGAACACCTTGGTTTCTCTTACAGGAAGAAGATAGAAGAGCGCCTAGGTGTACCTATGCCGATCCCGAATGCAAAACTTGACCCTGAAATTGAAGTTCAGTTGTCTCGCCTTGTAGCTCAGGCATCTACACAGCTTTTGCAAATGAACAAAGCTGCAGCAGCACAACAACAAGCCCAACAACAGGCTCAAGACCCGCTAATCCAGATGCAGCAGGCTGAGTTGCAGATAAAGGGTCAGGAAGTCCAGATTAAAGCCAAAAAAGTCGATGCAGATATCGCCATTGCACAACAGCGTTTACAGCTTGATGCGCAGCAAAAAGGTGGGCCAGACCCGCGCATCGCGCAACAACAGGCAACGCAGCAAGCTCAACAAGCCCACCAGCAACAGTTGTCGATACAAGCGCAGCAGTCACAAGCGCAGCAGCAAGCCATGCAGCAGGCGGCAGCACTTAAAGCCCAGCAGCTTCAGCAAGCCCATCAGCATAAACAGCAAGCACATATTCAAGGGCTTACCCATAAACAACAAGCACACCAGCAGAAACTCGCAGCGCAAGCATTGGCTGCACAGCAGAAGAAGGAGTTAACCAATGGAAAGTGATGTTCTGAGTCTGCTTGTAAAGCAGATGGAAGATGAGAAAACAGCCATGAAGGATGCCCTTATTGAGGGTGCAGTTGGCACCTTTGATAAGTACCGTGAAATGTGTGGCCGTATATATGGGATCAGTATTGCCCAACGGATCGTAGGGGATATGCGGGTACGGCTTAAACAAGAGGACAAGTAGGAATCGGAAGGGCTATTCTGGGGTGCCCTCTGGTATTTTTCAAACCCCATGCGTTAAAGGAAATTATGGAAACTTTTGATATCGGGCTTAAGCTCGACCCAACGGGGCCAGTATCTGAATTACCAGATATTGACAAGGCAAAACAAATGCCTGAACCCGTGACCTACCACCTGCTGTGCATCCTTCCAGAGGCAGATTCCGCGTATGACAGCGGTATTCTCAAGGCGGACAAGACGGTGCAGTTTGAAGAGCTGCTTTCCCCAGTACTCTTTGTAGCCAAAATCGGCCCTGATGCGTTTAAAGATGAGAAGCGCTTCCCATCTGGCCCATCTTGCAAACTTGGAGATTTTATTATCGTCAGACCAAACTCTGGCACTCGGATGAAAATTCATGGCCGGGAGTTTCGGGTGATTAACGATGACTCAGTTGAGGCTACCGTACAAGACCCCAGATCGATTGGGAGGGTGTGATGGCTGATACTGAAAACACCTATGAAATCGAAGATGGCGTCATCCTTGACGGGGACACCAAGATTGAAGTATCTAACGCAGCTATTGAAGTTGTTGATGACACTCCCCCTGCGGATAAAGGTCGTACCCCGCTTCGGGAAACTCCTGCTGATGTGACTGATGAAGAGTTATCAAAATACTCCGATCAGAAACTCAAAGACAGGTTGGCGCATCTTGGCAAGGGCTACCATGAGGAGCGCAGAGCCAAGGAAGCGGCAGCGCGGGAGCGGGATGAGGCTGTACGGATAGCCCAATCTGTAGTTGCAGAAAACCAAAAGCTACAAGG